GCAACGCTGTCAGTGAGAGTGAAAAACTCATTCCTGAAGTATCTGTTCTTTGTGTCAGGATCTAGGGCAACATCTATTGCCTTTAAGTCCTGAAATGTAATGCCACTTTTTAAGTACTGATAACCTATACCGCTTTTTATAAGCTGGTGAGTTATTTCTGCATTAGCTTTTGCAAGCTCTAAAAGCGCCTTGCTTGCCATTAATCAAAGTCGCTTCTTACTTTAAGCTTTAGTAAATCAAACACCGTCTGAACCCCGCCTGAAGAAAACGTAATTTCTATTTCTGCCTCAAAGGTTCCTGCTGATGATAGGGTTCCCGATGGAAAATCAGTTACAACAATACCGTTAGCTCCATCAGAAATACTGCATGTTAATGTGCTAGCAATAACCGTACTGCCCAGCTCCCTGATACGCATTCTGACAGTTGCTCCAGTTACATTTATTGGAGCCCAAGTTGAGCTATCATCAGGGTCTAGCGTAAGACCAGAAGCCGCAGTGTTACTGTCTTTTAGTGTTATTGTCAGTTCAGGAAGAGTATCTCCCGCAACTAAATTTAATGTTTCTGAGTATGCCATTAGATAAATGCCCTCGGTTTGCAAGTGAGAGATCCACCTGAGAATCCATACTTCACTTGACGTATTGTTCTTCCCACTGCCTTTTCAAATAGATCTCGATTCGCTCCAGCCATAGCAGGATTTCCAAAGGGTTGTCCAGTCATCATTTGAAGCCTAAACAAAGCTCCGTGCGATATTGCCTCACGGTATTCCTTGCCGACAGTATCTGGAATGCTGGAGCTGGATGATGAAGGCTTTAATGAAAATAAAACTCTAAAAGAGTTACTGTCAGCGGGAATTGGAGCAACATAAAAATCAGTATTATCTCTTTGGGCATAATACTTTGGCGTTCCAGTAGTGTTTTCATCCCCAAGTCTAGACAAAAGTTTTGCGTAACTTATAGGCTTTAAGGGTTGTTTGTCGTTAAAAATATCTAAAATATGATTTAACTCAGTTCCACTTGGTATAGAGACAGCGTATTCGTTTACACCTTTTACAATTGTGACAAACTCAGGTTCTGCAACAAAAACATCAGTTCGTTGACAAAAGTCTATAGCAGAGTCACGCACAGATCTCTCTAAAAGAAAATCAGGGCAACCCTGAACTTCAGGTCTTATAAACGGAGAAAAATCAGAATATTTCACTATTGATCACCTATGCTGGAATTGGAGTCACTGCGCTGTCAGCTTGGGTTTTAATTCCAAGTGCATTTGCAAAGCTTTGGTAATGCATCATTGCTCTCTGCGCGTTACCGGCAAACTCAGAATCTTTCTGATATGACCGATACAGCACATAATCCAACAAGCAATTTGAGTAGACATCGTCTATGGATATAACTGTTGTATCGCTAGAGAAGTTGCTGATAGCTATATCTGAAGTAGATGCACTAAATATTATTTCTAAAGAGTGAGTGCCAGAAGTCCCTTTGGGAAAAACATAGAAGTTTTTGGGATCGGCTGGATCGTAAATGTAATGCTCGATCTTATTCGTTCCAGCAGTTGTTTCATGCCAGTTAGGAAGCGTCTCGTCAAGTATTCTTCTATCCACTTGAGTTATTGCCCTTCCGCCAACATTACGCACTACATCAATTAAACGTAAGGCACTGCTTGGTAGCGTTTGTTTACTACCTGTTGCCAGATCTAAAGTGGTATTTACCATCTTGGCATCTGGTCTATGAAGCACAACTTCTCGTTGAGCATCATTAAAGAATTTTAATAGTTCTGCATTTGGAAACCGGACGTTTGTATTATCCTGCAAGATAATGCTAGCGCGGTCTAATATATCTACAACTTTAGTTGTCGCCATCAGTGTTCTCCCACTCGATTACTTGCAAATCAGGATTGCTTTTAAATATCGGGTTATAGTCAAAAATATTTCCAGTAATGACGTTCTGAACTTTTTTAGGAATAAGAATTTCAGCTTCTTTTGGCGGATTTTTTTGATCCCTCTCCAATTGCTTTAACTGTTCTTCTAACTGGGCTAGGGTGAGTCTTCTGTCTAACTTTCTTCCAAACTCTTCATTTGCCTTGTCAAATATCTCATCTTTTTTAGTTTTAGATTTCGTCATAATTTTTTCCATTTAAAATAGGGGAGGTTTCCCTCCCCCATCTAAGTCAGACTATTAAGTCCACTTACCTACGCAAAGTGCATCTGGAGTTACAACCTTAGAGCCGTAAACTTTCAAACCACGAACTTGATCACCAAAGGTGCTTTCCATTCGTACAGTTTCAGCATTTGTGAACTGTGAAGCGAAAGAAAGAGCCTTAGGATGACCCGCTAGGACATGTGTGTAACCTGAGTCAGCGCCTGAAGCGGCAGTAAACAGCATGTTCGACTGATAAACAGTAAAACGATCTACCATTCCAACTTTTCCGTTCCGCAACGGTGAAGTTGCATCGCCAGTCAAGTAAGCCTGACGTAGCTCAGACTGCTTAAGCATGCTTACAAACTCAGGAGAAAGAACGATGTAACGTCCTTCTTCTGGAATATTAAGCGTGTCAAGAGCAGTTGATAGCTCAAGTATTTCAGTCAATATGTTAGATGCAGTAATGGTAGTTTGAGATCCAGTAGTGGTAGCGCCAGTGATAGCGTTAGCCAATACATCAGTCTCAACTGCAATACGCATTCCTTCAGAAGCATCCGCAGAAGCCTTCTCTAGCAAATTAATATCTGCTTGAGCCGCTAATACGTCATCAACCTTGAAGCTGTAGTACTTAGCCTTGTCGATTAGCATTTCTACTTTGGCAGTAGTCAACTCTTGAGTTGTGATCGTGCCAGCATAGTCATTGATAGTTACAGCAGGAACTGTACGAATTACAACCTTCTCACCTTGACCAGAGATTTCACCCTCATAATCAGTGTTAGAAATTGCAGGAAGAACAGACTGCTTGTAAAACTTAGCTTGTAAAAGCTTGGAAAACACCTCTGGGATGAAATTCACCTCAGATGTAGTGCCTGTACTAAATTGTGAAAAAGACATTTTATTTACCTATATGCAAAAGTTATTGCCGAATCTGTCCACTGTTCATTGCCTTTAATATTTCATCCTGATGCTTCTCAAATTCATGATTCGGCATCCTTTTAATATCTTCGACTGACCAGCTTCTGGTTTCGACTTTCGTTTTGGGCTTTCGAGACTTAGGCAATTTCGGTTCTGCAACCGATCTTGCTTTCTCTAACGCCCTCTCTTGCGGTGATGGTGGCTTAAATCCCATGTCGCCCTTAAACTTATAGAGAACAGAGTTCACATCGTTCGAAGAACCATGTTGAATCCAATCTTTAGTTGCACTGTCTTGATCTTCTAACCAGTTCAGCCAATCTGATGTTTCAATTAACTCATCAACATCTGGATGTTCTGTTCTGATCCGATCAAAATGGGCATCTACAGCTTTTTGATTCAGCTCTTCTTCTTTGCGTTTCTTCTCTAAAGCAAGTTCTTCTTTGTGACTTAAGACCTCATCTTGTGTTCGCTTCAGCTCATCTAATAGTGGGTTAGCTAGATCAGGGTAGTCTTCCCTTAACTGCGCTAACTTACTGTCATCTCTCTGTTGCTCAACAAGTTGACCTTTTAGCTCCGCTAGGCTTTTGACTAGGTCGGCGTTTTGCCGCTTCAAGTCAGCCGTCTCTTGCGTAGCTTTTGTCATTCTGCTCTGTGCGCCTTTCATTGCTTTTTCAGCTTTTTGCAAAGCCAATGTCATATCTTCAGATTCACCGCTAACTTCTTCAGATACTTCAACCTCTTCAGCGTCAGTCTCAGCCGTGTCCATAGGTTCGGGGGCTTCTTGTTGCAACTCTTCAGGCTCTTCTGGAGTATCCTCTTGAGATTGAACGGTCTCAGGGTTTCCTTCTTTAGGCTGAAGCATTTGCTCCATCAACTCTTTCGCTTCTGCTTCTAGGCGATCAGGGTCATTTCTCGACATAATTTTTTCCTTACGGGGCGATTTCTCGATGTCCGTTATTCAATTGCGGTTGTCCGTTTAGGGTTCCGCGAGTTATCTAAATGCGCTCTCGCGCTCGTTTCAAGACTAAGCAAAAAGCGCAACTCTTTGAGTCTGCCTTGCTCAATCCTAAAATTTTTCTCGTCTGCTTCTTCTAGGTGACGCTGTGCATCAACAAGACGGTTTTTAAATAGATCCTTGAGGAGGAGCCATTCCGCTCCCTCCTTGAGGCGCATTACCGCTTGCGATTGCTCTTTGTTCAGCTTCAGCTTGGAGCGCGAGTTGTTGTTGTTGTTCAAGAGCTAACTGCTCCTCTGACTTAACAATTTCATCTGGATCGATATCCATACTCTGTGCAATATCACGAAGTAATTGATTACGATCCACCAATCCGGCATCCATGGGGTTTGATACCAGCGAAAGGAACTGCAATAGACGCTGGCTTTGTACTTCTTTTTGGACAAGAGCTGTACTTCCTCTTGCGACAATCCTCAGATCGCCTTTTGATTTTTGATTCGTGCCAAACTCCATATTCCAGTGGAATAATGCAGTAATCATTGGCTCCATCAGGAAATCATCAATGTTTTTAATTGTAGATTTAAGTGCAACATTAGCCGCACCCATTAACATTGACATTCCTGTAGCGGTTTTATTAAGACCGCCTGTTTGCTCACCGTGTGTGTACGAAGGCAAGCTTGTTGTTTCATCCGCAAACTTGCGGAATATGTCAACAATCTGATTAAGTCCATTAGCGTTGGCTACCGGCTGATACCACCGAACCATCGGCATAGAACCATCTCCACCCTCTCTAAGGAACACTCTCCAAGGGTGTATATCTGTAGGATCTTCTCCAGCCGCAAGCAAGTCAGTGTTTACCTCAACCATCGGTGCAGAAGACATGGCTAGATTGTCTAACCAAATTCTTGTTGCGGCATTCATAGTGCCTTGCGAATCACGCATCATTCGAGGTACGCCTGTACCCCAGAATTGATGAGGAGATCTCTCATAAGGGAATATATGGTAAGGAATGTCATAACCTTTAATAGGGTTAAGCATTATTTTTATAACTTTACCGGAACATAACCAAACACATGCGCTAAAATCTTCTGACAAATCAGCATCTTCAGGTATTTCTACGCCATGCTCTTTTAATTCATAACCATCAACACAGCCCCAATATTCCATAACCTCGAATCTATTGGATTCAGAATGCTCATTGATTCCAGCAATACGTCTTCTGGTCCGCTCATGTTCTTCTTCAGTGTGGTTACCTGTCCTGTTTGTTTTTAGCAAATACTTGATCATTCCAGAATCGAACTGAGGTAACTCAGATAATTCTCTAAACTGTCGGCGAGTCAGTACATGCCTACGGAATAACCCATCACAATCATCAAGTGACGTGCAGTAAGGATCAGGATATAAATCAAATATTGATACACTCTCTACTTCAGGCATGGGCTGTTCAATAATACTTAGCGCATAACCTTGCTCGCCAGTCTCTGGATCAGCCATCATTGAGTAAGATTGCTTTTGATCTATTCTTACCGTTCCTGCTTTACACGCGCCAGAACCGAAAATACAGGCTTCTAAAATACTTTCTTTAAGTTTTTGCTCTGCGTTGGTCTCAATTAATTGATCCATAATGTCAATGGTCATTAATTCAGCCGCGTCATCGGCAACTCTTTTTTCAGCCTTTTTCAACTCTTCTTCGAGTTCCTGCATCCTAGCCATGATCAAGTCTTCGTTCATGTTAGGATCCATCATTTGCGATGCTTCCATGACCTGTGCTGTAGCAAGCTGGCGCATCTGCATTGCTTGCATTGGATCTAGGTCAGGGACTGGTGTGGACTCAACAGAGAAGAAAACATCTCCATGCTGAAACAATAAATCAATGATACGACTATAAGCCGCCATGACCTTTGTTCGAGTTAGTCCAACAAATACTTTTGATCTCGCTCCAGCCTCATTTAGTCGGGCTAATACGTCAGGTTCATATTGACCATTGTATTGACGGAGATCTTTGAGCCACTCGCTTTCTGTTTCTTTACGAGCATCTTTATATTCTTGAAATGTACCAGATAGCCGAGCGCCCAGATTCTGCATGCTTTGATCTTGCACACCATCTGAGATATCATTTTTTTCTTCGGAGATTTCTTCTATCATTAGTATCCTGCAACGGGGTCGAGCGTCTTAAATCGCCTTTGTATAGTGCGATGCCTGATTCTAGGCATAGATGCAAGTCCGTGCAGAGCTATAGCGTAAGCCATAACCCTGTCATCATAACATCCTGACTGAGAATTGAAAGCCCCTTTGTCATCTATTATGTAGGTTCGCAACTCGCTCACTAAGTCCATATCGGCAATACCGCTCTGACCCTGTCGAAGTAATGCCGCTAGTCCATCAATTATTAAAGGCTTGGTTTTAGAGGTTGTAAGAAAACCTCCTCGCTTTGTCATTTTGTCGGTGTAAGCTCCATCTACAGAATGTTCAATAAACATGTTCGGGTAAGACAATTCTTGTAGTCGGCGCAAGGTTGTTAGACCGTGATTGTTTCTCTCTACCACAACGTAAGCATTGTTATATCGCTGACCAATCTGGGACACAATATTGCCCCACTCCCATGGGTCTATATGCCCATGCCAGCAAGCAACTTGTCTTCCCTCAGAATCTAAAACTTGGGCGCAAGAATAGTCTCCGTAAGATAATCCTTCAGCAACGTCTACGCCTATGGTGTAGCTATCTTCAGTCAATGGTGGATACCATTCCCTGTAAGGCGCTAATGATCTTTCGGAAAGAGATCCTTGTAACATGTC